CAAGATCTTGATCGCAACGCCCTGGTCGTACGCTTTCGCGCTCTCGCCCTTGGCTGCGCTGAGTCGACTCATCTCGCCATACGAGAGAGACGCCTTCATCGCGATCTCGGCGCCCTGGAGCTGGGCATCTTCGTAGATGCCGTCTACCGGCGTGGTCAGCGTAAACGCGTCATGAGAGACTGAGTACTTCGCGCCCTGCTCGAGGCCGAGGCGGACGGGGAAGTAGTAATCTCGACCTGTTCGTTCCTTAGGCGGAACGAACTCAATATCTTTTGCAAAGGAGCCCTCAGGAGCAACGGGATTGGACATCCCGCCGTAAACCTCTTTTAGAAGGGCGCCCGTATTAGCGGATGCCATGTATTAGAAAACCTCAAACTGATGTGTGGAAACGGTGGTTTCGCACTCGACCGAGTCTGAGGTTGTCCACTTATGGTTAGAGTCTTGTCCTCTCGGGGACTCTTATGCGCGCGGGCCTCTTGCGAACTGGTTAGTTAGTGCTTACTGAATTATAACATGTATCAAAGTTTGCCCGACCGAATCTGGCGCTCAAACTCACGAGACGAGAGCTGGCGCGAGCCTGGCCGACTCGGCGCAGACGGATTCGTCGCTCGAGGCGCACCGCCGTCGAGCCGCGGGCCGCCGAGCGTGGGTCGCTCGACCTGCACGTTGTACTTCTTGATATAGTCTTCAATCTGGCCCTTGGTGTCGATCACAGCGCGGCGCACGTCAGCACGTGACAGCTTGCCCGTTTCCTCGTAGATCGCTGCGCAGTGTTCGCGGAACAAGTTCCAGGCAGTCGGCTTGTGGTCGAGGCCGGCGAGCTCGAATTCTTTGACTGCGATGCTGCGCAGGTTGTTAGAGATGGCCTCCTGCTTCTGCTTCTGCGCCGCCATCTGCCGCTGCTCTTCGGCCTGCTGATGCTGTCTCAGCAAGTCGGCGTGCTCGGCCTTCATGATTTGCGCTTGGATCCACTCGTCGCCCGAGCCAGGCACAGCTTCATTCAGCTTGTCTGCCGTGACAGCCTCGTTGATGAGCATCTGGGCAACCTCTTGAATGGGCATGCCGAGTCGACGCATGCCATAGAGCAACTGTTGCGGGTCAGACTTCCAGTTGGACAGGTAAGTCACGAGCTCGCCCTGCTCGGCTTCGAAGGCTCGGCGCTGCTCGGCGAGCTCCTGGCTCTTCTGCGTGAACGTGCGGCGCATCATGGCGCCGCTCTTGAGCTCGTCGAGCGAGCCCTCGAACCCGTCGTCTCCAATGGCCAGCCGGAGCTTGCTCATGAGGGCGTCGGGCACACGCCCCTGTTCTAAGGCCTCTAGCAGGTCCTTGGCGGGCACGCCGTGGATTCCCTGTGCATACCGTTCATGCCACGGTGCGTCGTCACTGAGAGGCTCTGGGGTGACTTCCTGGGCCTCTCCGAGTTCTTTGGTCTGGCCGAGCTGGTCGTTAGCTGGCGTCTTGCTAGTTAGAAACTCGCCAGTTGGCTTGCTTCGAAGTTGTCGGGCGAATTCTCGCGAGGATAGCGAGCCAGACGAGCTGGGCGCCGAGCCATGCGAAGAAGGCGAGGGGGTTGTGGATGTAGAGCCCGAGCTCGAGGGTGCCGGAGTAGAGGCGGCACCAGTCGACGCGGGCGCGGCAGATGGTTCTGACACGTTGTCCTGTTTCGATTGTTGGTGATGTGGTTAGGCTGCGTTTGCAGTCGGTGGGGGCTGCGCCGGCTTAGCCGGCTTAGGGATAGAGCCACCCATTGAGTCATCTGTGTTGTCGGCGCCGGGGCCTGGCCCCAAGACCTTCTGCGCCTGGCCCTGCGTCTTGTCAGAGGGCTGGCTGCCCGTGGCGCCGTTCTGTCCGCCTGGCGGTCCGCCTGGGCCGACTCCGCCTGGCTGCTGCGGCGGAGGGTTGCCGAGCACACCGGCGAGGTAGGGATCGCCGTTACGCGCGATGTCGACGTGCTCGAGCATGTGCGCCAGAGTCGCCTCCATGATCCTGGGGTCCTTCTCGGCGGCGGGGCTCGTGAGCACTTCGAGATGGCCGAACAGGTGAGACGTGACGTTGTCAGTCATCAACACCTTGCAGCTCGGCACCGTCTGCTTCATCGGTCCCGGTTGCCCGTCTGGGCCGGGCTTGCCGGGAACCTGCTGCGTGGGCGGGGCCTTGAGCAGCTTCTCGTTCTCGCGACGGATCCTGAGCTCCGCCGAGCGAGTCGGCTGGTAGGCGGGTTTGAACTGACCTGACACAACGAGCTCGATTATCTGCTGCGGATCCTTGATGGGCATCCCTGGCCACTGGCGCAGCAACTCGGCGAGTTGCATCTTGCCGGCAGACGTCTTGAGAGCAGGGTTCGCTGTCTTGATTCGAACGCGCGCGATGCCGGTCCAGTCCTTTTCGGTGAACTCTTCGAGGTAGGCGCGCTCGTCGACTCCCACGATAGCCACGAGCTGCGGATGCTTGGCGTGGTACTTCAGAAAGCTCACCATGCCGTTAGCCACAGACTCTCGGTGCAGGTCGAGGTTCAGCGCTTCGTCCGACTGGGCCTCGACGGCGATCTGGCTGTAGAGCGCTGCGTGCGCGCCAGACGTGATGTTCGTCGAGGTATCGCCGCGGGCGATAGCGTTCAAGCCACTGATCGACTGCTTCGCCGACTTGAGCAAATCGAGCACTTTGAAGGTGTATTCGGGCAAGTGCGGAAACTGAATCGGCTTCGGAGGCTCGGTGTTCGGCGGGATGAAGATGACCTTCTGCCCGTTCGCCAAACTGTCGAGGTCGATGTCGCTGCCTTCGACCAGTGCCAGGGGCGGGCGACCAAAAGCCTCGATGTTAGTCGCCATATCGGAAAGCACCTGGTTGCTCATCTGCTCGGCAGGCAGCATGTTCCAGAGAGCCGAGATGCCGAAGCTGGTGCCGTGGAGCTCGCTCGTGCAAAGCGAGTAAACCGGGATCTCGTCGATGGGCAGCGGGCCATCATCGACCATGACGTTGTTCACGAAGATTGCGCGCCGTCCCTCGGGCATAGCGGCCGTTACGGCGTGATAAAAGATGCGATAGCCGCACGTTCCCTCGGGTTCCTTCGCCAAGGGGTCAGCGCCGGGGAACTGGTACTCGTAAACGTTGGCAACGTAGTCTGACTCGTCGATTTGCGTCGCGAAAAGCGGGTAGCGCGCGATCATCTCGACCTTGGTTCGCTTCGCGCCGATGACCATGCGCCACATGTGGTCGTCGAGCTCGGATCGATACGGTTCGCAGACGACTTCCCAAGGGAAGACCCTGGCGAGACGCAAAACGCCTCTTTTCCCGCGTTTCTTGACCGGAATGGGGCCTCGGTCAGACGGAATCTCCTCTTCGAACTGGATCGTAGGGCCGCCGTCCGCGTCCCACTCGAGATGCGTGTAGGCCTTGCCATAGAGACCTTCTATCTTGACGACTTCTTTCTCTTTACGCTCGCCGTAGACCTCTTCGAAGTAATACTTGACCATCGTGTCGCATGACTGCACCTGAGCTAGCGACTTGTAGTCAGTATTGAGTGCCTGCGCCTCGAAAGACGGCCGGTTCTTCGTCTGCATGTTGAAGATCTGGTCGCAAAACGACCGATATTCATTCAGCGAGAAGTCTATGAGTTCGTTGTCCTCGCCGCAGAACTGAATCGACTGCGTGGCCCAGCGGCTCGAGGCGCCCGAGGCTCCGTGCAGGCCGAAATAGTGCGAAAAGCTGAAGCGGTACATGTTGAACATGTTCCGCCGCTCGAGCGCGCTGTAGAACTCGACCTCTTTGTCCGAAAGGCACGACCAGAGCTCGTCTGGGTCCTGTTCATTTGCCCAATATTCATCGATGAGCCGTAACGCCTCTTCTTTGGTCGAGGTTTCGCGCTCTTTGGGCTCGTTATCGTTAGCTACGTGCTTGTCTTGCGGCTCAAACATGGGATCTCCGCCCGCGCGTGCTGACGCCGCGAGGCATAATGTCGTTGGCGGCCTTGGTCATGCGGCTCGGAGAGCGCAGATCGCCTTTGTGAAGGAAGATGTCCTCGAGCGGGACCTCGCGAGACAGCACAATTCCGTAGGGCGGCATGGGTGACTGCTGCCGATTGATGTGCCTCCACGCGTATTTCAGGCAGTCGACCAAGTCGCCGTGCCCGAGCGCGTCACTACGCTCGTAAGACGTTCGTGATTTGTTCCAGATCAACTGCTCGCACTGCTGAACCGTCTGCCGGCAGCGCGGGTTTATCTCGATGCGCTGGTTTTGGAACGCGTTGCGCAGCTGATTGAGGGCGGCTTCGGCGCCATCTTTGTCCGCCGCGCCGATCTTGATCTTGTGCTGCACATTGAGGTCCAAGATCATGCGCGCGTCGATGTCGCTGTAGCGATAGACGGGGTTCTTCTTGAACATCTTATCGTTCCAATAGGTCAGCTCCTTGAAGGCCTCCGCCTCGACGTCTCGAATAGCCCGCGCCACGAGGTTCGTGGGGGCGCCGCGCTGAGCCCAGTCGTGCGTGACAACCATCTTGGCGCGCGCAAAGTCGTAGTAGCAGGCTATGACGGCGCAGAGGTCGCGGGTGCCAGGGTCTACGACTGTGTAGCCGAGCGCATACGGCGGCGGCGTCTGCTCGACGACGTGCACGCCGATGCTGAACTCTGGCAAGACGGTGAGCGACTCCGAGCGAACATCTTCGCAGAGGCACTCGCGCCGGCATTCCTCAGATTCGATGCCACCCAAGGCTCGGATCTGCTCGTCTCGCTCAGCCTTGGTGATGCGAGGGTTATCGAAGATTGTGTACTTCGAATAGGCGTCTCTCTTGATGGCATCTGGAACGAACTCGGTTTTGTAGGGATGCCCCGGATCCCGTGCCGGCGTCGAGTTCATCATCAAGGTCGCGTCGAGATGCCCCTGAAACTGCGGCATGATGATCGACTGCACGACGTACTTGAGCTTATCGACGTAGCAGGCCTCGGAGATGGTCACGCCGTTTGACCAGCGACCGCGCAGACCGTCTGGATTGCTGTCGAGGCCGATGAGCCGTAGGACCGAGCCGTTTTGAAAGTAGAAGCCTGACTCGACTCCCTGATAAGACTGGCGGTAGTAGGGCTGAAGCGAGCTGGGGCAGTCGTCGCAGATCTGCTCCATCAAAGGCATGACGATCGACGCAATGTCCTTTTGCAGCGCCGTCGCATATGTTAGAATCTGCTTTGGCTTGCGCAGAGCGTCTTCAATGCGGATAAGCAACCCCAGAAAGTCTTTGCCGAAGCGTCTGGCGCAGTTCGCGACATACACGCGCGGCCAGTCGCAGTCGCCATGCACAACGTCGCCGCGCAGGCGGGCTTCATACGTCGCTAGCTCCCAGGCCCTATATTTCTCGTAGAGTTCGAGCTGGCCGGGGTGGAGCTTGTAACGGATTCTGCCTGCACGCCAAAGTAGCGATGCGTCACTCAGGCCGGTCTGTGTCATCAACGTCTTCTGGCGTCCTGCCTAGCAGGAGCCTCACATCCTCTCGCTGGTTCATGTCCTTCTGGATATCCTCGGGCTTTGCAGCGCCACCGAGACGCTTGCGCGAGTCATTCATCAGCCAGTTGTAGTTGTCCATGAACCGGTTGTTGCGCTTGTCTTCGAGCATCTTGGCCTGATCCTCGTGGATCTTCTCGCCGGCTCTGTCCGACGTTTCATCGTCGGGATAGACACCCATATGCTCATTAGTCTTTTGGTAGTTATTGAAAGCTTCGTCGTTTGACCAGAGCTTGCCTTCTTTGCTGATGGTCGGTAGCAGCACGTGCTTGCCGTCTGACTCGACTCCCATCGAGCGCACTGTCGCAGTGCTACCATCTGGCATGCGATGCTCGGGCCGGTTGGCCAGGTCGATGGTAGGCGCTTCCGTGGCGCCATACTTGAGCACTTCCGGCTTACCTATCTCGACAGAGCCTTCAGGTTTGGTAAAGTAGCCCTTGAGCTTCTTTATGATGTCTAGATAGTTGATATCTTCGTAAGGTGAGGCCATTTATCGCGGTGTCTCCTTGAACTTGATCGAGCCGTCAGGCTGCACGGCACCATCGTCTCCGTTGAATTTGTCCGCCGCGCCCGTCAGATCGTCGAGAAATCGCTGAAAATCTTGGAGCTGCTTAGACCTGGCCTGCGCCTTCTGATAGGCCGCACCTTGCGCTTGTGTTCCGCCTTGATCGTCGTTCGGACCTTTCACGAATCTCGGGTCCCAGGGCGTAGGAGCCCTTTGCTCGTAGCCGTGACCAACAGTCTTCGCGACTTGCTCAGCGCGACGCTGCTCGAGCGTGCGCAAGTCGGGCTTATCGGAGCCACCGAGCATTTCCCTAAGGCGTGTGAGAAAGTCAGCCATCTATGACACCAAATCCTTGTTGTCGTCGTCTTCGTCGTCGTCTTTGCGTTCGACTTCTACAGGCCCGATCTCGAGCTCGTATTCACGGCGCTGCTCGGGCGTGGACTTCTTGCCAGGGCCGAGCTGCAGCGCCTCCATCAGCAGTTTCATCAGGTCGGGTCGGATCATTCGAGGAGGTCCTTATCTTCGCCGCGGAGCTCGCGGAGCTCGCCGAAGTCACCGAGACTCGCCTTACGCTTCACACCTTCTATCAGGTCATCAAGCGTGCTCATACTTCCTCGTAAACACGCTGTCTTTGCACGGGTAGAACTCGCCCTCAGTGCCGCGGATCAGCCAGTCGCCACAACGGATAGTGAGCGGCCCTTCGAGCGTTTCTACGAAGTGCTCTTCTTTGCTGTCGTCGTACTTGATCGCGGGGTGTGTATGCGCATCACCGAGAAACTGCAGCGCGTGGATGGTTACTACTTTTGAGTTGTATGGTTGCATAGTCTTAGGCCCAAGCGTCCTGTTGATCTGGCGTCTTATCGATGTCCTTCTGCTTTTCGAACGGCGCTAAGATCGTTGCCGGTGTTGTCTGCGGCTTCTTGTCAGTTGTCGTCTTGTCTTGACCGGCGCTACCATCCGTCTGGCCGGTGTCTTGCTTTTGATCTTCGATGGCCGCGCCCGACGTGAGGCTCGAGAGAGCCGAGGGAGTCGTTTGCGGTGCCGAGGGAGCCTGGCCCGGCGTGGCTTGATCAAGCGTCTGGTTGGTCGAGCCTTGCAGATTGACCCCTGAGCCTATCTCCTGCTGCGTGGGTGCCTTGGGCTTCGCATCGGCAGTTCCAGTCGACTCGGAACCGGTCGCGGCTGGGGGCGTTGCGTTTGGGTCGGCAGCTGGGGGCGTAGCCGTCTCACTCGGCGCAGCCGCTGGCGGCGGCACCTCGCTCGCAGCTAACGGCGCCGGCTCTTCTTTCTTGCCAGTTGGATAGGCGTAGGCCTGCGCCTCGGCGAGCGTGGGCACATGGTCTGCAGCCCATGGCGGCGGAGCCTTAGGTGGCGTCTCCGTCGAGCCTGGCGTCCCAGGCGTCCCCGTCGGAGTCGTCTGAGTCGAGCCCGTCGCTGGGGGCGTAGACCCGCTCGCTCCGGTCGAAGATGTCGCTGGAGCCGTCGAGGTCGGAGCTGACCATGGCGTCGCTGAAGCTGCCGGGGGTGGGACGACTGCGCCCGCCACTGGCGTCCTCGCGTCGGGCGTGGAGATAGCAGTCGGAGTGCCACCCGCGTGTTGCGCCGGGACTCCGAGAAAGGCCGCCGCCGTTGGGTCTATCTCGAGCGGAGGTAGGTCCGCGAGCGCTGGTGGTGCCGGCGGCTCCTTCGGCATTGCCTCCGCGGGCGGAACCGGCGCCGGGGGTAGATCGGGCACGCCGAGGTTTGGGTTGTACTCGCCGGCCTCGAGCTGGGTCATCAGCTGCTGCTGCTGCGCTGGCGTCAGTTTTCCCGAGAGAATAGCCTTCCAGGCGTTCTGAACCCTGAATTTCCCCGCCGCAATATCGGCATCGAGCTGTTTCTTTTGTGCTTGCCATGTTGCATCCGCGTCCGCGTACTTTTGCCATGCATCTGCGAGACCGTTGTAATGCTCTACCTCTTTGCCGTAGTTCTGCTCGGCGATCGAGTTGCCACTCTGCGCGCCGGTATATTTCTTTTCCCACTCGCGATAGGTGTTGAGCTCGGAGGTGTAGTTATCGACGACCTTGTAGAGATTATCTCCCATGGTCGCCATGTCGTTGTCATACGTCTTCGTCCAGCTGTCGAAGTTCGTTTGAACGGTATTGAAGTCGTTCTGCAGCCTGGCCAGCGACGCATCAGGCACTCGAGCCCAGCTGTCGAACGGAAACTCGGCCATGATGCTCTCTGGTGTGACGTTGGTCATCAGCAGAGGATCGCCGTGTGCGGCGGTTACGCGCGCCTGCACCGTCGACTTGATGAACGCCTCGTAGTTCGAGTGGTCCTCACGGTTCATCGCCGTGGCCGACTCGAGCTGCGGCTTCATCCGCTCTAGATCACTGCTGGCTGCGAAGAGACGGGCATCTAGCTCCTTTTTCTGCGAGTCGACCCATGCGTCAATATCGGCACGCCACGCCTTGATGCGCTCTTCTGGTGTCGCTTGCTTGTAGCGACTTGGATCGAGCAGAGTCTTGCCGTTGACGAGGTCGGGATGGCGCGTGCTGGTGACTGAGGGCGCAACGTCCCACTGCCTCGAGCCTTGCGTCGTCTGACTCCCCTGCGGCCCGGAGGCCGTCATCTTGCCCGTGTCCGGGTCTATATGCAGCGAGAAGCCAGCAGTCGGCGAGGGCGGCAACGGCGTTGAGAAGGCACCAGGAGCCCAAGGTGGATCCTGATAGACTTTGATTCCGCCGTTGAATAGCCGCGTAGGTAGCGCCACGCTGTATTATAACACGGCGTCTAACAACTCTGACTGCTCTAGCTCTAAGAGTTCCTTAGCGAGGGCCAATGAGCGTCTGCAGTCAACCAGTGAGACGACTGCCGGGCGCCGGCTTAGCTCTTCTGTTAGGAGCGTGATCATGAGTCGGCGCAGACGCCGGTACTCGTTCAGAGATCTGTCAGGCGTATCATCGCCTCGTTCGGCGCCTTCTTGTCGATGCTCGACAGCTGCGCTCGGAAGAACCTTCCGCCTCGATCGTTTGGGTCGTTCTTGCATCTTTTGCTGAGTTCGCCGGTAATCGCGTTGAGGTCGAGCTGCACACGGCTTTTGCCTTGCACGAGGGACGCCATGTCGAAGGGCGCCGAGATATGCGGCTCGGTGAGGAACTCGTAGCGTCCAGCCTTGTTTGGCCGTCTCACCCGAGTCGGGTGCACGACATAGATGATCGAGTCCTGGCGCAGGAGAAGCGGCTTGATCTCGCTCACCACTTCTGGCGGCGTTTCCATAAAGCTGAAGTGCGCATCGGCTAGCGCTTGTTTACAAGCTTCGGCGTCCTTCTCGTTGACTGGCACGAGCACGAACACGGGTACGCCTGGATGTGAGAAAACTTTCCCCGCCTCAATGGGCGTGGCTGTTGATGTGTCTTTTGGCATTTGTTAGTTTGCGGGTATGGCTGATTCTAAAGCGCTACCCGACTGCATCTGGGTATGTGGAGCTTGCGGCAAGACATCGAGCACTCGCTACGGCGGCCCCGGCCTCTCAGAAAAGGGCTGGGACGCAAGCTGCATGATGAATGCGATTCATTGCTCAAAGACTAAGAGAGACGGTCTTTGGGAAGCAGTGGATCACCCGGACGACGAGACAACTGCCGTTTCTCCGCCTCCGTGACCTGTTCTGCTGTCAGAGTGAAGCCGTGAGCGCCTTCGGCCAGAGCCGCCGCACGCTCGTCTTCCTGCCGCTCGAGTTTGTCGAGGAATCGTGACTCGTGGCGCTTGATCCGGTTGTTGTAGATGAATTTGAGCGCCTCCATGTCTTTGTCTTCGAAGGCCTTCTTGAAGATCGGCGCCATGACTGCCTTCGCGAGCAGAGCCGTCTCCTCAAGGTACATGTCTAAGACCGGCGTGAAGTCCGGGTCGCCAGCGAGGGCGCGCCGGAACCATTCGAGCAAGTCGTTGGGGCTGATCTGGCTCAGGACCGCCGCCATTTCGATAAAGAGCGCGTTCTTGAGGTGCAGGCGCAGAGAATCGATCTGTCGCGGGGTAGGGGGTAAGATCCCTTTGCCGCCTTTCAACAGCGCTAGCTTGTTAGAAGCCATCTAGCTAGAAGATTAGCACACCCAATCATTGTCTTTTGGTAAAGACCTAGCTATCGACACACCGACGTCCATGATCTCATAAAGGTCGTATCTGGTTACGTTTGGCAGGGTCGAGACAAGGAGCGCGCAGACTGACGCGACGAAGCGGGCATAGGCTGGGCCGTCGTCTCCCTCCAGCTGAGTGATTGCGGCGTTTATCTGCGCACTAATGGCGCGAAGGATGGTGTCGTCGGGCACCGAGGTATTGTAGCATCGGGGCATGGACGACTTTGGCATGTACTACGACCGAAACGGCAAGCCGCTCACGAGCGACGAGTGGTTGGCCCTATTACGGTCGCCGGGCTGGGAGGACATGCGCCGGGTCATGGCTGACGAGATCGACGGGATCTTCTGCTCGACCGTCTGGCTCGGCATCGATCACAACTACACGCGCCGAGGGCCGCCTCTCATTTTCGAGACGATGGTTTTCGATAGGAAGTCGGCTCACCCCTGGGCAGAGGGCTACATGGCGCGCTACGCGACCCTTGAAGAGGCTATAGCCGGGCACAAAGAGGTCTGGATAGTCATCAAACGGGCGCTGGATAACCCAGCGCTAGTGGCTGGGGGCAAAGACCTATACCGACTGCTCCCCGGCGGCGACGATGAGTGACGCCGGCAAGCTCGCGCTGATTCTCAAGCACTTGAGCGAGAAGCTACTCGAGGGCACGGACCTCGGCGTTACATTCATCGTGCATACGAAGCAGCTGCGAGGCGCTGTGACGTCTACCTTGCCCACAGAACAGCTCGTGCGTGCCCTTCTGGCCGACGTTCTCTCGCAATCGCTGTCTCAGCATGCCTCGGGGGCCGATGAGGCTGTGGAGCTCGCTAGAGCGGACAAAGCGGCGCTCGAGGCGGCGCGGTCAGCCCCATAGCTCCCCCGCGTCCTGCTCGATCAGCTTCACGACGTCTGGCTTGAGCCCGACGAGGGCCTTGCGAGCCTCTTGTAGGCTCGGGAACGTTTCGGCTATCTCGTCGATGGTGACGCTGTGCTCGTAGATCTCGTGGAACTTGAGGTGCCAGGTGCCGTCGTACTTATGAATGAAACACACTCGTAAGACAGATGTCATTCATCCTCCGGCCAAGTGAAACCCGCAGCCTTGAGTTCGTCGACCATCGCCTGCTCCGTCTCCCCCCACATGAGCATGATCTGGACGCCGGGCACACCGAGCTGGGCCAAATCGACGAGAATAGGCTTGTTCTTACGCAGTTCTTGAAGATTGCCGTCTGACAACCCGAAGGTGATGAGGGTCTTGCCGTCGTTAGTCTTGGCGGAGAACTTGATCATAGCGGCCCGTGCGTGTCATCGGCGAACTCTTTGGCGAGACGACTCACCTGGTTGAGAAGATCACCCCGCGCGAAAAGGCCCTGCGCTGCGGCGTTGTAGGTCTCGTGCCACCGCATCACGCGCTCTTGCTCGCGCTGATAGTTGATATAGGCGCTCTGCTCCTCGGGCTGAGCCGGTGCGGGCTGCGGGTAGGGCGGCTGTTGAACGTCTGCTTGGTATTTCATAGCGTCCCGTGAGCCAGATTCGCTGCGTGAACTGCCATCTCGTGGCACGTCGCGGCAGGGTCGTTTCCGCGCACATAGATGGCATTGAGGACAGTGTTGTAGGTCGCGTGCCAGAGCTCGACTCGCCCTGCTTCACGCAGGTAGACACGCTCATCTTCGGCGATTTGTGGCGGCGCGACATCATAACGGTATCTCATGGGCGCCAGAGTAAAATGGGCCGAAGGGTTTTGAAATAGCTTCTAAATCCAAGGTACGGGGGTCTATACCGCCAGATATGCTGATCTTCGGACCAGAACGCTGGGCGCCTGCCGAGTATAAGCTCGTAGAAACGCCTGTTGGCCAGGCGTGCTTGTCATGCGGTGAGCTCATTGCCGAGGGTGACTCAGGCACGATCACGGCTGTTGTTCGAGAGAAGGGGAAGGCAACGACGTCTCCCCAGCATCGCGAATGCTTTCTGCGCCGCATCGTAGGGTCTGTCGGCCATCAGCAAGGCACGTGCTCTTGCTACGGCGGCCAGCTCGAAGACCCACCCGAGATGACCAAGCGCGAGGCGGCCATTGCTGCGGTCAAACTGTTTGAAAGGCGTCGTCACCCCGAAGAGGCGTAGGCACGAGGTGCTAGGCGCTTGCGTGCGCATACCTGTAGGCCGACGCGAAAACAGGATCCGGCTCAACCAAGTGTACCCCGGCCTCTGCCGCCTCGCGCGCGGTGTAACCGCGCGTGCACGCGCGCGTCACGCGCGCGCGGTTAGATCGCGGGCGCGAGTTGAGGGGATGGCGAGGGGCTGGCATGACTCGCGAGTCGTGCGTGTCGAGGCCCGTCGCTGTAGGCGCCTCTATGCGCCATCGAGGCAGCACCGGCATCGAGGCAGCACCGGCATCGAGGCAGCGCCACACAGCGACGCGTAGCGCCGGCAATCGGCACTTCCGAGCGCCATCGGGGCAGCGCCATCGAGGCGGCGCCGCGCCCATTACCGGCTAGCTGTAATCGACTACTTGATACAGCTAGAATCGATCGTTTATCACTCGCGGCGGAATATTCCGTGCTCGCGGCAACGTCGAGCCTAGGCGCGAATGTCCGCAAACTGGTACATTCGACGCTTTTCTGTCGAGCTTGGACCGTTCGCTCGCTCGTTTTCGACCTAACCGTGACACCGCGCACTGTCACAGTCAGCGCTGTCATCGGACAAAATACCGCCAATGTTTCCAATGTTTCCAGCTTTGCGCGCGGTGCTTGCGTGGCTCGCGCGAAAATAGTTTGCAGCACCTAAACCCTCGGAATCGCCGTGGTTAGCACATATCTAGACGTGTTCTAGATGGCGTCTTGTCGTTTTCTCGCCCGAAGTCGCTAGACAGCCGCACGCACTTCGAATAGAGCTAACCAAGTCAACGTTACTTGCTGCTCAGGAGGCAGCCGCTACGAAGTCCGCCGCCACGCGCGGCAAACCAGCCACCGCTAACCGGGCTCTCTCGCGTGAGCCCAGCGCTCTTTGACAATTGAATAGCTAGTGGCCATTCACGGCGGTTTACCGCGCGTGGTCGCCACATGGCACGGATTGCGACCTTGAGAGGGTGGCAGTCTGGCAACGGACTGGCGTAGCTCTAGTGAGAGTGAGCGGCGCCAGTCTACATGCCAGATTAGGAGCACAGTGCTCCCGATCTGTGTGGAGGTAACAATGTCGAAAGCGACACGCTATAGCGGTGAACTAACGCTCGTTGTCTGCATGCAAGAGGATTGCATGCACTATGACGTCAAGCTTTACCGCAACGGTAGCCTGATCACGAAACTGCAGCATATCCGCCGCTCGCCAAACGATGAGCAGCACTATGCGGCGGACTCGCCTCATGCGATCGATCGCGTGGCTGAAGCCGCGCTTTCTTTCGGCTGTTATCACTTAGGTGATGACGTTGGCGCATTCGCTGAAATGAATGAGGATGATGGTTGGATCGTGACGCGCCACAAGTAGGACCATAAGAGCACAGCAGCCTAGGTTGCTGTGCTGTAGTGGCACTATGTGTGGAGGTAGTAACATGGCACGACTAGTCACAGGCAAGGGTCAGTTGCACAAGGTATTCGCATCTGCAGACCAGCCGATCGCGGTGACTCTGCAGTTCGACAACGCGACCGACGCGCGCGTCGCTAAGCGCATGCTCGGCGATGAATGGGATCGCTCTAATGCCGTGCTCGTTTGGCACGGCGACTATGAGGGGCTTCAAGAGCGTATCTCGCAAGCCTTGGGTGTGCCGAGCGAGCGCATAGAACCCGCGCGGCACACCGCGGCACTTGGGCCAGTGTTCGAGGTAGCGATCAAACTCTGATCGCGCGTTGCCTGACACGTCTCGCTCGCTCGAGGGGCGGGACGTTGTTAGGGAACGTTTAGGAGGCAATATGGTTCACGGAAGCGGATTACTGCAGCATCACTTTCACGGGCATTATTGGGCCACCGTCATGCTCGGTTTCAAGACGCCAGCGGACGCCGCCTATGCTCGCGAAGTGCTAGGCACGGACCTATGGCGCGTAGCTGTCGCGTCGCGTGTGCTCGTGTGGTCGGGCAATGCCGATGCACTCGCATGCATGAAGCTAAAGCTAGCGCAAGTCGGCGCCGATGCCGACAAGATTGACTCGCTGCGCACTAGCATAGACTACGGCGAGCCGTTTAGCGTGCTGATTCCATAGTGACAGTCGAGGCTAGGGCAGTGTGGCGACTGCCCTGGGCTCGGAGGTTAGTATGAATGGATGGCAGATTCTGACTATCGAGCGCAGTTGGTATAACCACTGCTTGTATATCATGGGGAACAATTGGGAAACGGACGATCCTTCGTTCCGGCGCTTTGGCTGGCATGTTCGAGACCTGCTAGTCGATGACCGGTTCTACCTGGCGTGCGGCGCGTTGCCTTGCGACGCTCGCACATACACGTTTCTCGACACGCATGGCTGGCCTAGGTGCGGCGAATGAACCGCCACCTAATCGCCGCCGCAATATCGCAGCACGACGCTTTCAAGGTCGCCGCCGCTGCGCGCCATTGGTACTTGCGCGGCGTCGAAGAGACGGCAGTCGAGCGGCAACTGATCGCCGCCGAGTGGTACGCGCGATCGCGCAAGTGGTACAAACAAGGAATCGAAAGTGAGGACACATGACACTACCTAAACCTGTGCTCGAGGTTAGCGAGGACGAATTGGCCGAGCATATCGAGGCTAGTGACGGCGTCTGCCTGCATTGCCACGAATGGACAAGCGGCGGTGTGGAACCAGACGCAAGCGGCTATATCTGTGACGCATGCGATCGCGCCGCTGTATTCGGCGCCGAAGAGGCGCTTTTGATGGGCCGTATCTCGCTCTGCTGACACTCGACCTTAGGGCGCGCGCTAGGCTGGCGCGCTCCCTAACGTGGGAGGTTAGTTATGGCACGATGTAATTGGGGCTGTGAGTGTATTCAAGACTTCGTACATGTGATCGAGGCGTCTACGCTCGAGATACGAGGAAATCTTGGCGTCACCATTCTCGAAATACCCGAGAAACTGATCCCCTACAAGTGCGGCCAGATCGTGAAATTCGGCACGAAACGCAGGCGCAACGAGTTCATGAAAGCACACGCAGGCAAGTTCATTGCCGTGGAGGTCTAGGTGGACGAAGAGAAAATTAGAAACGAACTAGAGGCCCTGGCAGTCAAGAATGGACTTCTAAAGTTCATTCGCATGGATGCCAAGCTAGTGGGCAAGGGTCCCGACTACGCCGCGCGTGTGGGTTGGGACGGGTTCCACTGGCGGATCACGCTGCGCTATGACACGCGCGAGATGACCACGCTTTTCTCTATGGGCAAGGCACATGCCTACACCGCGCAGCATAAGGCCGACTCGCGCGACGCTTTTGTCGAGGATGCCGGTTTCAACGACGGCACAAATCTCTACGCAAAAGCGCCTACGGTCGAGGCTGTTTTGTACTCGCTGCAGAGCGACGCGAACATACCTGACAGCTTCGATCACTTCTGCAGCGAGTTCGGTTACGACACCGACTCGCGCAAAGCAGAGATCACGCACAACGCGTGCCTGCATTCACGCAGAGAAGTGTTGAGGCTGTTTCAAAACGCCTACGATGATTTCCTGAACACGAATTGGGAAGAGTAGCTTGACCGCGGCGCGTTCTGCCAGCACGCGCCAAGGTGAGGAGGCTCGATGAAATACACAGTGCATGGTGTGCTCGCTGGAGCATACAAGGGTAAGGATATCGACGCTCGCGCTCTGCTCACGCATGTTAGTCTCGACGAGGGCGACACAACTTTGTGCAAGCGTGTCAAGCACATTTGCGACTTGGTCGAGACAGGTGAGCCGACATGTGTTACATGTCAGGCTCGTCTCGCCCGACTGCTGGAAAAGGAGCTGCCAACAATGACACTCGAGGAACTGGTCGAGAAGGTGACAGAACGGTCGCCGCATTTCTTCTCGCCGGACACAATGCGATTCTTTGGCGACAAGATGAGCAATTACCGCGTGGGCAAGCCTGAGACCTTCGTCGCGTCTGCTGGCGACGAGGTCACATGCTGGCCGCTCATTCGCAAGCGCCCGGTCAAGAATGGCCTCGACAGCACGGCCTACTTCGACGTGAAAGACTTCGGCCGACGCTACAAGCCGGTAGACAAGCCATGACTTGCCGACTCCTGCTGGGCAGGGACATTGGCGACGATGACTTCGAGCGCATTGCCTCGCTCGTCGAGGCCGTGCTCGCTGACATCGAGGTTCAGCGCCGTCACGAGCGCGACGTGCAAGTGACAGAGCTGCAAGGTGCGCCGCACGAGTGCGAGCGCGTGAACGAGGTACTCAAGCGAGTTCTGAGGAGGCTATGAACGAACAACTAGTGCAACGCATTCGCCAGCTAATTAGCGAGTTCGAGGCCGATCACGCACAGGCGATGGCATCGAGGCCTTCGTTTGCCTACCTGCTCTGCAAGGCAGCACTGAAGTCGCTCGACCAGGAGCTGCGATTGGCGGTGCTCGCTGACCTGAAGGCATGGGTCAAGGAGGCATCGTGAGCACGAAACCCGAAGAACTGTTCATGCAGCGGATGCTGAAAACTATCTCGGAATACGAGGTTGCGTGCTGCCGAGACCCACGCACCGGCCCGCGCTATGTGCATCGCTCATGCGAGGATGCCTTGGCGCAGCTCGACGACCTCGAGCAACGCGCGGCCATC